GTAAACATCAGTCTTCCTTTTCGTCGAGCCACTTGAGGCCCTTGCTGGTGATAAGCCACGTCTTGGCGTAGCGCTGCGCGCCCACCTTCGTGGTAATGAGTTGGAGGGAAGCCGCCATCGCAATGACGTCGGCCTCCTTACGTGCCATGTCCGACTTCACGCGGACCTGCTCACGCCAGATGGCGCGCAGGACCTTGTGCAGACGTTCAAGGGGATCAGAGTTAGCGGAGCTGACGCCCCTAGTGAGTGTCAGCCCAGGTGCGGCCGAACGAGTACTCGCTGTCGAGCTTGACCCGGAAGCCGTACGGCTCGCCGGCTTCTTGCGCGGCTTTGACGATGATGTTGCCGATTTCTTCTTCAAGACCTTCTCGTACGCAGAGTTGGATTTCGTCATGGATGAACAGTACGAAGACGAAGTCGCCGTCCCAGCCGTACTTGAAGCGCCTGCAGCACTCCTCGAATGCGTCGGATACCCAACGCTTGCAGAGCACCGCTCCGGCCCCCTGGATAAGGTAGTTTAACGCCGAGAAGCCCTTGGCAGGCACACGGCGCCCGTCGAGCAACGGGACGCGCCCCTTGGCTTCGACTTGACGCTCGATGCGGTCCTGCAGATCCGCAAAGCCCTCAATGCCGTTCCTGAAGTTCTCGCGGATCTTGCGGCCGACGCTGCGAATACGCTTGTCGCCCGGCACGCCGATCCCAAAGAACTCCTTGTACAGCGCGTCACCCAATGTCGGGCATTGACGCTGTGCGTTGAGCAGACATTCGTAGACGATGTCGCCGGCCATCTTGTCCTGCGCACCGTAGATCACGGCGTAGGCGAAGCGCTTGGCTCCGTCTTCGCGCACGATGGTGTGCAGCTGCTCGATCTCGCTGGGCTCCCCTTCGTGCGGCGGCTTCTGCCGAGCACCGGAGGCGAGGCCCATGGCGAGCACGTTGGCCCAGTGAGGATCACCCGACAGCACGGTCTCCGCATACTTGCCGCCATCCATGGGATGCAGGAAGTGCGCGAGGCCCCGTAGCTCCAGGCCCGCCATGTCGGCGCCGAGGAACGAGAAGCCCTTCGGTGCGTGGAAGAGGCGCCTGAACTCCATACCGAACGGCTTCTTCGCCGATGGCACCTGCGCAAGATTCGGCAGGAAATGGCTGCAGCGTCCCGTTTGGGTCCCTCCGGGGTTGATGACCCCGTGGATGCAGCCGTCGCTCTTGACGGACTGGATCAGGCTGTTGTCGGTCCCGCAGAGTTGCGACAGTCGCTTCTCCAGCATCATGTATTCGCCCAGACCGTCCATCTCTGGATAGCGGGCGACGATGCTCTCTACGGTCTCTTCGTCGATCTGGGGCTTGTTGCCCTCGGTGAACTTCGTCGGCTTCCAACCCCTGTTGATGAGCACGCGCGCGATGTGGTCGCGGCTCTTGGGGTTGAACTCGACGAGCTTCAGCTTGGTGCAGGGATAGCCCTTGAAGTGCTTCTTGACGCGCATCTTGATGCTGCCGTCACGCTTGCGCTTGTTGCTGGGATCAATCTCCTCCGTCGTCCATTCATCGCCCCAGTAGCCGTTGCCGGCCTTCTTGGGCACGAATAGCGACTTGGTCGGATCAGGGCTGATGGGCTGATACCAGAAGCCGTAGGTCTCCTTGAGCCTCTCCTCCAGCACAGTCTTCTTCTCGACGAGGTCAGCCTGAAGCTGCCCAGCAGCCCTTTCGTCAAAAGGGACGCCGGCCTCCTCAATGGCCGTGCAGACCTCGGCGATGCGGTGCTCAAGCTCCAGCGGAGCCTGTGGGTACTCCTCGGACCTCAGGTGCTTCCAGAGACGCAGGTTGGTGCGGCCGTCCTGAAGCATGTAGTCGAACATGTCTTCGTTGAACTCACCCCACACGTAGTCCGCAATCTCCCGCGGATCCACGATGCCCTTGGCTCGCGCCTCGGCTTCCCGTGCTTCCGCGTAGTCGCCCTTCTGCTCGCCCAGGCGCATGCCCCAGGCCTTCATCGAGTGCTTGCCCCGGAGCTTCTCAGGGAGCTTCCCACTTTCGATCAGCGCGGTGTCCGTCATCTTGATGTTGGGGAACATCGTGCGAGCAATGACGAAGGTGTCGCTGATCTTCGCACCAGGGAGAGCCCCGTGGAGCTTGGTGATCAGCTTCTCGTCATGCTTCTGGATGTTGTGGCCGATGCGCTCCTCGGCCTCGGAGAGAGCCTGGATGGCATCTTTTACCTGCTTAGGGCGAAACCCGAGGACCTCTTCGGTCTTCAGGTCAATCAGAACGACACAGTGGATCTTGGTCGCATTCGCAACGAAACCGTTGCTCTCTGTGTCGTATAGAAGTCTTGATATTGGATTTATGCTCCTGTTTTGCCCGACGTGTCAAATGCCTTTCTGAAAATCGAAAGGCCCTCATTCGGGTGTACGCAGTTTCGGAGGATCTGCACGGGGCAGTGGTTTGTCCCGTAGTAGATGTTCTCTGGGTAGTGGATGCCGAGCCAATCCATCATCACTTGCTTTCCGGCGAGGTTGTCGAACTTGGCGATGTTCCCTGGCGGGGACGGTTCGCAGTAGTCACCCACGTCGAAGTTGGCCCAATAGGCGTGCCGCCCGAGGATCTTTGGAGGGATCAGGGGCGCGTAGAACGGCTTTACGTTCTCGACCACCCACTTCCCTCTGAAGAAGTGCTGGAGATAGATAATCTCCTGATACAGGCTCATGTCAGGGTAGCGCCGGAGGTGCTTGTGCTTCGTGGCCTTGGCCATCCGTGAGTGCGTCTGGCACGGAGGGCTCGACCATATGAAGTCGAACTTGTACCCGTGATCCAGCAGATACTGGTGCGCGTCCTCCACCACGACGGTGTCAGCCGGGTTGAGGCGCCCGTAGACAGAGGCAATCCTCGGGTCCAACTCCACCGCAGTTACGTTGACGTTCTCCCATAGTTTGCGATTTCCGCCTAAGCCTGCGTACAAGTTCAGTACGTTCAGAATTTCTCGTCTCCAGCATTTCCGTGTGGGTCAAATTCCATCTCGACTTCGCTCGCGACCTCATACCGGCCCTTGGCTACGTTCCACTTCAGAAGGTCTGCCTCGCCCGTCTCTCCGGTGATGCGGCACTTGAGGGACCGCAGTCTCGCGAAGAGCTTCTTGCCCTCGTCCTGCTGGTCACGCTCGACCGCGAGCACGTTGAACGACAGTTGCTCGATGGATGCCGAGCCGCGCATGTCGTTGAGGCTGATCTGGCCACCCTCGTTGAAGTTCTTGCCGTTGCTGCGCTTGAGATGGACGATGGCGTACACACTCACGCCGGTCTCCTTCACGAAGGACGCCAGCTTGGTCATGAGGATGTCGATGTCCTTGCGCTCGCCCTCGCTGCCGCTCTCCAAGCCTGATGTCACGATGCTGATGTGGTCCAATACAATTCTCCTGCATCCGCTGGCGGCCATGTAGCGCATCATGGTCATCAGCCGGTCGCTCTCCAGCGAACCGAAGTGGTCGTAGAACATCATGCCGTCCCAGATCACTGCGGCGAGCGCAGCGTCCCAGGCTTCGTCAGAGACGCTCTCAGGGTCTTGGAGTATCTGCTTGAGCGGCACGCCGGCATGCAGTGCGCAGTACGCAGCAGCCGAGGTGTCGTTGTCCTCTTCCAGATAGATGTTGCCAATCTTGGCGCCGTGCTCGATGCGGTCGTTGTACGCCCAGTCGCGTGCGATGGTCGTCTTGCCGATGCCCGAGCCTGCGCAGATGGTCGTCAGCTCGCCGTCACGGGAGCCCAGCCACATCTGACTGATGCGGGGCCAGGGCAGGGGAAGGCCTACGCGCTTCTTCTGCTTCAGACGCTCCCTGGTGAACTCACGGCCCTCACGGATACCATCGGGCCGATAGGGCGTTGCGTCCCAGTAGGACCTCACGAGCACCGCGGGGCCCATGGTCTTGTCCATGAGGACCGCGTTGGCGTCCTTCTTCGGCAGGGTCATGATCTTGACCTTGCCAACCGGGAGCAGCTCGCATGCGACCTTGAGGGCCTCCTGTCCGGGCTCGTCGTTGTCGAAGCACAGGATGATGCTGTCGAAGCGGCAGAGCTTCTCGTAGTCGGCCAGGATCGCCTTCTTGGCCGTAGAGGCGCCGTTGGGAAGCGAGCCGGTCGGCCACTTGTTATCGAAGGCCTGGGACACGGACATCCGGTCCAACTCGCCCTCGGTGATCACCACGGACTTGCCCTTGGCGGGCCAGGACCACGAGCCGATGATGCCAGCGTATTTGCTACCGCCCACCCACGCGAACTGCTTGTCTTTGTCTCGGGTCTTCTGGTCGATCAGCCGACCGTTCTCGTCCTTGATCAGCTGGATGTGGACACGCTTGCCGCTATCCGTCTCGCCGATCTGGTAGTCGCACTTCTTGCAGGTCTCTTCGGTGATCCCGCGCGCCGGGAGGTCGGCGTAGTGTCCCTGGATCGGGACGAATGTCTTCTTCGGCTTCTCAGCGAAGTCGTCGTCGGGTGTTTGCACCTTGCCTGCTTTGCGAGTGTTCTGTTCGTTGTTGCACCGGTAGCACCAGTCACCACCGTCGTCGTAGGTGACCAGCGCGTCTGAAGAGACCCCGCACGGGCAGGGTCCCTTCGAAACGACGTTCCCCATCAGTCGAGGACGTAACGGACGTAGCGCACGCCACCATCGTCGACCGGGCGCTCGGTATGCACGATGTAGCCGGCCTCACGGAGGCGATAGATGCAGTCGGGCAGGTTCACGATGCCGTAGACCTTATCGGCCTTCAGGCGCGTGATGTCGCCGTGCTTCTCCAGATGCGCGAGGACCTTGCGGGCCTGCTCGGGCAGCTGCAGATCCATGGCGAGCGTGGGGACGCCGAGGGTCATGATGGTGTCGTTCTTCATGTCGTTACTTCCTCTTCTTGGGTCGCTTCAGGTAAGCTTTGATCTCGTCAGCCCACTCGTCCGGCATGACCTTGTCGGCCCACTTGAAACCGTGGTCCGTGGCCCATTTGCCGTAGGTGGTCTTGGATTTGGGATAGATCGGGGTCGACGCTTTGGAGAAGATGAAGCGGATATCAAGCTCTGGGTGTTGTTCCTTCAGCAAGATAAACTTCTGCCGCTCCTTGACCGCCGCGTCCTTGCTGCCGACCATCCGCTTGCCGCGGAAGCCCTCGTAGTTGCCGCCGAAGCGGCCCTTAGGCTCGATGATGATGGGACAGCCTTCGAACGAGAAGTCAGGGAGATATTTGGCCTCACGCGCGGGCACGGTGTAGAAGATGTTCTGGCTTTCGTAGCCAAACTCCACACCGGCCGC